CTCCACGCATTGCCCTCCCAATAGCTGTTATCTGCTCACCAATGATGATCAGCGCCACGCTTATCTGCTTCTTGGTATCGGGTTTGTCGGTACCAATTGCTTTGACGTAGCTCTTGACATCCCCTAGAAACTTTTTTTGGTGGTAGTAGATGAGCTTAGGGTTTACGTTTAAACGCTTTGCTACCTCTACACCACGGTGACCTTTTTCAAAGAGAGAAAACATCTTGGCCTTTTGTTTTTTCGTCATCATTCCCACGGCTCCTTCTTGGGTTGCGGTGCTGATGCTTTGAGAGAGTAGAAAGCACCTCTTGTTCCTTCTCTTTCCCAGGCGGCAAGACGGATCGTGACGTTGCCTTGCTCGTCCCGAGGACAAGTCTTTAAGAGATCGGCATTGACTGTTAGTTCGCCTGTGTAATCAGGAGAAGCGGGTTGGTTTTTCTTTTGAGGGAACAGCGCCCCGGAGTTTGGGTAGATCTTCTTCATTTGGCCCTCTGATAATGGTTGATAAGGTATTGAATGGCGTCTGCTACGGACACCTTAAAGCCGACTAAAATAGTGAGTTCAGCCTGTATCTTTAAAAGTTCTTCGTAAACTTCCCGGCGAATGGATATGCTTTTGGTATTCATTTCTTAAGTTCCTTATTCCTTTCGGTAAATCGGGCTTTGAGTTCTCCAGCCCGTTTGGAGTTCAGCTTTTCTAAGTAAGCCCAGGTCTCTTTGTTCATTGAGTAGTACTGTCTGAGGCTTTCTACGGTGGTGCAGTCCTTAAGAAAGGCTTCTGCAAACGCGCAGATCTCATCAATGTCTGCATCAGGTTTCTCTTTCAAAATAGAAAAGACCGGAGGAAAGGTGCTGCCGTCTTCAAACTCTTGATTCGCTTCCTTGGGTTCAGGCTTAGGTTCAGGCTTGGGTTCAGTTTTGGTTTTTGGTTCAGCCTTCTCTTCTTCCGGGTCATCACCCGTAGCCAGTTGCATAGCCTTTAAGAGGGCGTACTTGTTACAACCCGTCAGAGCTTTGTAGATGCCCTTATCCCCCACGCCCTTACTATTCCTGTCGTTACCTGATCCCGCCATCACAAAGGACAAGGTCTCGCCGGATTCGTGGTAAACGTCATACCGCACAGAGATATGTGTGTTTCCATGCTCGTCATGGCTGATACTCTCAACAGATGGAATCATCACCAACCCATGCTTAAGAAGGGAAGGTCTTACCTCCTGGAGAATGTCAGCCTCCGTGACGTAGCTGTACTTTTGGAAATCGTTATAGCCACGCTTTTGAACGTAGCCGACCTCTCGTGATGCGTTAATTAACGCTGTTAAGACTTGCTTCATATTCTCTCCATTGGGTGCAAAAGGGTTTGACATCACAGAAATTGGCACAACGAATCCTCTCCCCGGGGCGCTTCACAATGTGTACGTTCTTCATCGTTGCGGCGACGGTTTGAGCTTCTTCTTCGGACTGACATAGCTTGGTAGCCCGGACTGCACCTTGTTTGGTAATCGCCCAGACCGTGGGTCGTGACCACATATCCTCTTCGGTGCAGAGAGGAAGATCTCCTCCGAGTTGAGCGTCAGCGTAGGCAGACTTGTGTTGGTTTAAACGATCCCTGATGAAAGCTTCTGTTTTTTCTTTGCTCCACTGGGGGATTTGGATCGTATGAAAAGGACACGGCGGATAGTCAGGGTTTCTTAAAGCTTCCATCCTTGACCAATCCCGAACGATGGCGATGATCTCTAAATTACGGACAGGCGCTTTGTGACTGACTAGGTATCCGTAGATGTTGAGCTGTTCTTCCCACTCTTTCTTCTCGTTCATGACCGAGTAAGCACGGGTTACTTTGTAGTCCTGGATCGTCCTGGTTCCGTCTGCGTGACAGACTTGAACGTCTACTGCGCCTGACAAAACCCAGCCGTCAAGCTCCGTGAAGATTCTTTCTTCCACAAGATGAGTCTCTCCTGCACCTTGTTCCAAGATATGGTGTACTGCCGACCCGAACAACGCCCAGACCTGATCAGAGACATCCACTTCTATGTCTTCAGCGTGACGTTCTCTGAGAGCTACAATCCTTGGACTGTTAATTAATTGAGTGACTGAGATCTGTGACTTACCCCGCGAGTAAGTCGGACGCTGGACGGCGTTGACTATCGCTTCAGGTAGGTTAAATTTGTTGGTGTATTTCATGGTTCCTCCGTTGAACAGGTACAATTATACCTATCTAAAACATCATGTCAAACGATTCTTATGGGTAAAATGCAACGTACAAAGGGTGCAACAGCGGAAAGAGAGTTGTTAGCACGTTTAAACGAAGGCTTAGGTATTAACCTGTCTCGTAACTTAAAACAAACCCGGGAGGGAGGTGCAGATTGCGATGACCTTGAGGGGTTCTCTTTAGAGATCAAAAGACAAGAGACCCTGTGCCTTCCTGATTGGTGGAGACAAGCTAACGAACAAGCGGGGGATAAGATTCCTGTGCTTGCTTACCGTCAGAGCCGTAAGCCCTGGTCATTTGTGTTGGATCTGTATGACCTGTGTCCTGACGTTTACCTGAGTCGGAACAAAGACATCCACATGACGGCGACTATTTCTATGCAGGCATTCATTGTCTTTGTGAGACAGAAGATGTAGAATGTCCGGGACCATGTTGGTCAAACCTCCTGTTGTAACTTATCCCTGACGCAATGTCGGGGATTTTTTTTTCTACTTGCATAGGAACAAATAGGCAGGTATATTTCGGTAGTCGGACTGGCACTCCGGTGAAGAAAGAGAGTGAAACCCCAGATGTTTTAGGTTGGGGCGTTGTGGATGATGCGCGTTTTCCTCCGGGAAAATCCTCTCTTTCTGAACGCCAGAGTCTGCCTTCGCCAAAGGTAACGCCTCAACCTAAGATCTCTGGGGTTTTTCTTTTGGTTCCGACCGGACTCCATCCGTTAGCAAGCACCCAACCGTGGTGGCGTGGAATGAAAGCGGTAGACCGTATGCTTAGGCTAGGGTGCAACTCCCGAACAATCGGTCCGGCTGGTCGTAGCCTCAAGCCGGGGGGTCCAAAAGGACATGAGGCTGGCGGGAACGCCCGAGGAACCATCTCCTCCTTACTCCTTTTCCCAGGGGGGTAGGGGGGGTCTTTGCGAGGAACCAGATGTACAGTGAACTTTTAGGCTATAAAGATCATGCCAGAGTACCTTGTCCCGCCTGTTCAGATCAAAGAAAAAAGAGGAGAGAGCCATGCTTAAGTCTTGACCGAGTTGACGATGGGATCGTTTATCTTTGTCACCATTGTGGGTTAGCTGGGAAGGAAAGATTTCAAATGCAATTAAAGACTTATGTGGAAGCCAAGATTGAGAGTAGTTACCTAGAAAAAAGAGGGATTAGTGCAGAGACTGTTAAGAAGCTAGAGATAAAGACCTGTTCCCGGTTCTTTCCCAAGCTAGAAAAAGAAACCAAAGCTCTTGCATTTCCTTATAAAAAGTATGGCAAGGTGGTCGGTGTCAAGTACCGATCCATAGAAGAGAAAGCTTTCACTCAAGAGCAAGGCTCAGAACAAATCTTCTACCAACCTACAACCATAGATCCTGACAAACCTTTAATCATCACCGAGGGCGAGATAGATGCACTCACTTGTGTGGAGGTCGGTCAAACCAATGTCGTCTCCGTCCCGGGCGGTGCGCCGATCAAGGTCAGTGAAGGTAGGGTAGACCCCACGGAAGATAAGAAATTTAATTTCGTCTGGGAGGCGAAGAAGTTACTAGACAAAGTTCCTTCTGTGATCTTAGCCGTGGATAAGGATATCCCAGGCGTTGCTTTGAAAGAAGAGCTAGCGCGGCGGATCGGGAAGAGTAAATGTAAAGTCGTTATTTATCCGGAAGGATGTAAGGATCTCAACGACGTACTCCTTAAACATGGCGCAACAGAAGTTGAGAACTGTTTAAACAACGCAGAACCCTATCCGATTGAAGGACTCTTTGGAACCGAGGTCTTTGAAGATCAAGTCAATGAGTTGTTTGAGAAAGGTTTCGGGGGTGGAGAATCAACAGGCTATCCCGATGTTGATGAGTTTTACACCATCGTCCCGGGTCAGTTCACAGTCGTGACCGGTTATCCTTCCTCAGGTAAGTCCAACTTTGTAGATCAGTTGATGATCAATCTGGCGCGAAGTAAGGATTGGAAGTTCGCCATCTGTTCGTTTGAGAATCCCCCTGCTCTTCATATCCCAAAACTCTGTGAGTTGTACCTTAAAAAACCCTTCTTTGAAGGACCTACCCCGCGCATGAGCCAAGATGATTTAAAAACGGCGATGACCTGGGTCAGAGAACACTTCATCATGTTAGACACAGTCAACTCAGAGTCTACGATTGAAAGCATCTTAGACAGGACACAAGCAGCTATCGCAAGGCTCGGGATAAGAGGACTTGTGATTGATCCTTACAACTTTATTGACATCAAAGCAGGCGCATCAGAAACAGAGGCGATATCAAAGATGTTAAGCAAGGTCCAAGCGTTTGCTAAGGCAGCACAGATTCATGTCTGGTTTGTAGCTCATCCCGCAAAACAGATGAGAGTCGGAGAACAGATGCCCGTCCCTGATGGGATGTCTGTCTCAGGATCCATGGCTTGGTGGGCGAAGGCCGATGTCGGTCTAACCGTTCACAGGAAGGAAGGACTAGACGTTTTGGTGAGAGTTTGGAAGTGTCGTTGGAGATGGGTAGGTAAGCCCGGAGACGCGACCCTTGTGTATGACCGCGCAACCGGATGTTACGAACAAGACTGGCTCAAATAAGACCGAACCCTAACAAAAGAACTAAGAGGATGGTGATGACCATCATCCCATACCCAACCAAAACATCCGGGTCAATAAGGCGCTTCTTCATATTCAATCTCCTGTAGTTGATCTTTAGTAACCCAACGCTCTTCAGGGAAAGGCCAGTGAGGAAAACTTACCCTCACCAAGACCTTCTTTCCTTTCTTTTCTAAGATGATGGCTCTCAGTCCATCAAGTCTTACTTCATCTCCGATTTTCATACGCTTTTTCTACGATATTTCTACGATATTTTTACGATTTTGTTATTGCGTTTAAACGTCTTGTCATTACTTTTACCAAACTTAAAAAGCATAGGGGGCATAGGGGGCATAGGGTTTGGTTTGTCGGGCTAGCCGCTAGCCCGATGCGTTTAAACAATCTATGGCGGAAGCTTTTGGTGGATTATGCCGCCTCTTTAAATTTGCTGAACATGACTCTCCCCAGATCGGTAACGTCCCTGACCAACACGGCGCGAGGGTAGACGTTGGAAACATCCAAACCGATCCCGACCCCGAAAGTCTTGACTCCCAAGCGTTCGCCGGTCTCAACCTGATCACGCGTACATACATCACCGAGACCGTCAGTCAAAACAAAAACAACTTTGTTACGCTCGGGTCTCTTCATGATCATGGTTTGAGCAAAGCGATTGGCGGCATAGTCAGAGGTCCCGCCGAGACAAGAAAGCTTTTGGCAAGCTGTACGAAATCGCGCCACGGGTGTAGTCCAATCTTTCAAGACTTGAACCGAGTTACTAAATCCAATCACGGCGAATGGAACACTGAAAGCCTGGGCAAAAGCGTAAGCAGTGTTAGCTACGATATGGATGATCCCGCTCATGGAGGATGAAAGATCAATCAAAAGGATCACCGCCGAATCTACTTGATCCGGGTCTTCCCGCCGGGAGAAGATTGGGTCTGACCGATACTGAGACAGGCGATTGACATCCAAAACACCAGACCTATGACCGTAGGAATAGCCAGATCTGTCAGTGTTATCAAACAATTGGGCAACCTCATACCGTAGACGCGCAGGCGCAGCTACGTTCAACGCATTATCTCCGTGTCCAAAGTCCCAATCATCATCCTTCTGATTGGTTTGGAAGGATGAAGCGTCTGTTTTTGTGGGGTCAAGTTCCAAAGATGGCTCAACCTCCTCACCGCCCTTCATGTCAGGGTCAATGCTCTGAACCTGATCAGAATCGCTATCAGAGTTATCCTCAGAATCACCGTCTGAATCACCAACCTGCTGCTGTTGATCTTGCTGCTGTTCCTTCTGCTGCTCCTGCTGCTGCTCAGCTAGCTTATTGATATCTGCAATGATTTTGATAGCGATATCAAGGTTTTCTTTTGTCCCCGAGCTATTAAAAATAGAGGGCATATGCCGGTCAAAGATCTCCAAGATCGCCTTGGGTGTACCCGTAGGCAGCCCCCGGCCATGGATCACTAGCCCAAAGGCATAGTTCTCAGGGATCAGCCAGTTGACCTCGGGTCCGATCATGGTCTTGACCAGACCTTGGATCAGTTCATCTGCGCCGGGGATCAGTCCGCTCTCAATGATCTTATGCTCCATCCAGAGATCCTCAACGGCGTTATGCATCCTTTTGATTTGACTATCCTGACCCCAAGTCAAAAAGTCACTGAAAATTATGTGACCGATCTCATGGATTGCATAAGCCTGAAGGTTCCGAAATTCCTCGGTCGTTACCCGGGCATCAAAGGACACGTTTGGAAGGTGAATGCTTACACCATCTGTGTATGCTTTGGACCCTTCAAAGACAATCGGATTCCAAGACTTGGGGTCCAGCCCCTTGTCTCTGATCTGCTTGTCAAAAAGTATCCGAGCGCGTCTCATTGTGTGGTCAAGCGCGTCTTGTACCTCATAACCCATAAATGTTTTCATGTTTCACCTCCAAAAGTGATTATACAGGATTCTTTGAGTTGAACAAATCAGTCCAGTTCACGGTCTTGACGTGCTGATCCCAAATGGTCTGAAGCTGAGCGGCACTCTCAGCGGGTTGTTTGTTCACAACACAAGCCCTCCAAGCAGTCGCAGCGGGGAGACCTCGCATGATCCCAATAATGAAGGCGACCGCATTACGAACACTCGGCGCATCAACCAAAAGACCGTCTCCCGTCTGAGTGCGGCCAATGTTCCAGATCCTCACCACGGTATCGGCGACAAGCCGAGGGCATTTAGTCCGAGACATGTAAACCTTGGCCTCCGAGGCAGGGTCCAGCCAAGTCACCGTCTCAGAGAACCCAAACCGATCCATGAGCGCAGCGTTTAAACATTGCGTACCAACAAATCGCCCCGTGGTGTCACGGTTTCCCGTTGTATTGTCACAAGCCACAACCATCACTCCAGGCGCGCGGCGATAAGTCTTATCTCCATACGAAACGGCGCAATTAGGCTCAAGAAAAGCGTTCAACTGAGCAATAGCTTCAGACCGAGCATTTGAAGGCTCATCCAAGAGAATCACCGCGCCGGGAGTAGTGAAAGCTTTGGTAAAAGCGGTCTCCTCATGATAAGTAGACCCATCAGCCAAACTCTTAGACCCGAACAATTCCATAGCATCCATACCACGGTGAAAGTTGATCCTGGTCAAAGGTCTACCAGTGCGCGCAGCGAATTGAATCGCGGCACTAGTCTTACCAACACTACGATCCCCAGACAACCAGACGTTATGACCTTCTTGACCCAACAAGAGAACATGTAAGACGTTCTCCTGCCAGACATAGTCCGGGTCTATCTCGGGACCAGATCCATAGTGGTCTACCAACAAACTAGCCCCGAAAACGTCTCTCAAATCTAGCCCAAAGGTGTCCCGGGCATAGGTCTGCTTGGTGACTGCCGACAATAGGGCCTGAGAGGCTTCAGGAGTCTCTACAAGCCTCTCTTTTAAGGGAGCAATGATAGCGGTCACCTGAGCGACGATCTCGGCTCTGATCGCTTCTGGATCAATGCTCACCGACTGAGCAGCGACTGCCTGAGCAGGTTTCAAAGCTTGCACTTGTTCCTGGTTCATGATCCCTTTTGCATACAGCTTTCGGATCAGTTCCATCTTCTGATCAGGACCACTGGGTACGTTTATACCCACGGCATCACCGGCGCGGATCAGTTCAGCTAAGGTGCAACTGGATAAACTTTTCAAATGTTTCATAAACCCTCACACAAGATTAAGTGAATCGCCGCAAACGCAGGTCGGAAGACCCAAGTTCGCCCATTTTTGAGTCAAGCGCACCGTGTAGTCACAAGATGGGCAAACTGCTTTCAACAAGCGAGTGCCTTGTTTTTTGTGGGCTAAAACAGAAAGCGAGGCATGGGGATAGGGTCCGAGACTCTCCAGCCAGGGTTTAACCATCGCATGAAAGGTCGGTGTCCCTGTTGTGCTACGCATGGGACCGGTCAACCCGATAGCGGTCGCTACGCGTTTAAACGTAGGACCGTGACCTTTGTCTAAGCCAACCGCAGCATGGACCAACTCATGCGCCAGTACTTCAGCGACCTTGATCGGATCGTCAAGTTCTGGATGGATGAAGATCTCGCAGTGAGCATCCCGAGAGTTGCTAGCAGGATGACATTCACCGAGGCGCATAAGCTTGTTGCTGCCCCGAGTAGCGCCGGTGCAGGGAAAGCCACAGGTAACCCTGAAACTAGGGAGCGGAACACCTTCCAGGGCAAAAACCGGGGCAAGTTCGCCCGAGAGTGCAAGTAACCAATCCTCGCGCAACTTCATAGACATGATCAAACCTCCGTTATGTGTTGTGAAACGTCATTCTATACCATGTTTAAACCTGATGCAAATAGCTTCATCAGTAAGGGAGCTACCCTTAGACCCCGTTAGGGGTTTCGGCGGGATCAGGAAAGCAAAAGCTTTTTAAGAAACGGAACAGCAAGACCCGTAAGGTTGGACAATTCCCGCAAGGTCATGTTCGGGTTATTGTCATAAATTCTTTTAATATCTTCTAGCGTGAGACCGTTCAAGCTTTTTTTGAGCGTGTAAGCCATGGTAAAACCTCCATAAAATCAAAAAGTTAGATAGTGCAGCAACCGCAGCAAGGCGCATCTTCACAGCGTCCGGCGCGATTTCTGTAGTAGGTTTTCCCGCCGATGCCAATAGTGTCAACACCGGCAAGCATGGCCTGTTTGGTGCGCGGACTCCAGAGAATAGAATCCCCGGGTTTAATTGTTTTTCCAGTGCGTACGCATTTTCCAGAACGGCGAGCAATCATTGCAATCATAATAAAACCTCCATAAAATCAAATGGTTAGCCGGGAAATCCCGGCCCGGGGATAAGTTAAACAACAAAACCAGACTGATCAGCCTTGGCTTTACCTTTTGCGTAAAGCGCAACAATCACCCCATTCGGATCAAGATGGCGAATATCCGAATTGTCACCAGAGACAACATCCAAGCCAGCGTATGAGCTAGGGATAGAATCCTCAGTACGGAAAACCATAGCAACCCGCAAGCCTCTGCTAATTGCTTTGAACATAATGGGCTGATATTCAGGCACACCGGACCCGGAAAACGTAAGGTCGTAATTAGCCGGTACAGCCCTATTCGGTATCTTGGTGTAATCGTAAAATTGAACCTCGGGGAAAGCTTGTACAATCCCGTAGTTTTCCCATCTGATATCAGAAGTGCCATTGAGTCGGACTAAAAGCTTTGAACCATAACGCCGGGATAAGGCTTTGATCTCATTCGCAAGCATAGCCAAGAAAAGCTCACGGTATTGCAAGAAAAACAAGGTCTTCCGCAGTCTAGCCATTTGCACATTAGACATCGCACCGCGACCCGCAGTATTCAGGCAAGCTTCCACGCACTTGGCTAAGACGGCCAAAGGACAAAGATTGACTCCAGATCCATCTGCGGGAGTCAGATAGAGAATCGCGGTATAAAACCCCATCTTTTCACCCTTGACGGTTTTAGCGTCACCGCCGACACCTAAAAGCTTAGCCGGGAAAGCCGAGAAAAACTTGATCCATTTCGGCGAGGACAGGATCTGATCGCGCGTCTTAGCAGGTAACTTGCTCAAATCGTATTTCATAGTCAAACCCCTTATTTATTTATCAGTGCATTTGCACCATGGACCGAATCTTATCAAGCATGTTTAAACGTGTCAAATCAACTGCAAATCATCATGCAAGATCATGTAAAGCATTGATTCATATAGGGATTTAATCCGACTAAAGTGTAGGGTTATTGAGATTTCCCCTATGAAAACCCTTAGCGCGGGGATAAGATCGGCACGTTTAAATGTACTTTGGACATACCCATGGGAAGACCTAGCAGAGAAAGCATAAGGAAAGCTATAGATTTTATGCCAGTAGACGTGGCACTAATGGGTAATGCTCACAGAGAGTTAACCCATAAACAAAAGGTCTTTGCTAGAGAGTTAGCCTTAGGATCTACTGGCGCAGATGCATACAGAAAAGCATATAAAACATCTGGCAAAGTAAAGACTCAAGGCGATAACGCATCAAGGATAAAAAGCGATAGCAGAATTCAGGCGGAAGCGAATAGGCAGAGAGCGATTATTGAAGCGAGGAAACAGCGAACACCAGAAGAACTAAGGTTATGGGTTATAGAACAACTAAAGACCGAGGCAGGGGATATAGACAATCCTCCATCTGTACGCGTCAATGCTTTGCAGCTACTTGGCAAGGTTACAGAAGTTGCAGCATTCACAGATCGCAAGGAAAAGGTCGTTATACATTCTAGCCTAGATCTCAGGCAGCGCATAGAGCAAAGCATCAAGGAGCTAGCCATTGACGTAGAGGCTGTGGATACAAGCTTGGAGGAAGAATTGCAGGTAAAACAGCTGGCTATGGCAGGGGAAATAGGGGTAGAGATGGACCCCACCGGGGAGGGGGAGGGGCAAAGTGACGGGGAGGAGGGGGGCGGCCATGTGCACATTATTCCACCCAAATGATGCTATCCATTTTCCCAAACCCCCCCCTTCTCTTTTTGGGTCCCCTGCCACCCCACTATATATATATTTTGAGGTTTTAAGTGACCCCTAGACAGAAAGAAGTTTTTTTAGTGGTAGATGAGTTTTGGAAGAAGTATGGCTTTTCTCCAAGCATTGACGACATCATGTATGTGTTAGGCGCTAAAGGCCGGGGAAACATACATAGGATATGTACTCGGTTAGTAAAGCTGGGAGCTTTGAGACAACTTCCTGGAAAGCAAAGAACGCTAAGACCTCAAGGCGTTAAGTTTAGGAATATTGAATGAACTTGGATAAAGTCTTACAAAGACTGCCTCACCTGCCTATAGAAAAGCAAGAAGAGGTTTTGAGGTTACTGGATGAATATAAGTCTGCAAGACAAAGAGAAAAGAGCCAGACTAGCTTTCTGCATTATGTAAGAAGGATGTGGCCTGGGTTTATTGTTGGCAGGCATCATAAGTTAATGGCAGATAAATTTGAAAGAATTGCAAAAGGTGAGTTAAAGAGAGTCATTGTTAATATGCCTCCACGGCATACAAAAAGTGAGTTTGCTAGTTATTTGTTGCCAAGTTGGTTTTTAGGTAAATATCCTCAAAAGAAAGTTATTCAGGCGTCTCATACGGCAGAGTTAGCAGTTGGATTTGGAAGGAAGGTTAGGAACTTAGTTAGTTCTGATGTGTACAGAGATGTGTTCCCAGATGTGGGCCTACAAGCCGATAGCAAGGCCGCAGGGCGTTGGAGTACTAATAGGGGAGGGGAGTACTTCGCTATTGGTGTAGGAGGCGCTGTGACGGGTAAGGGTGCTGATCTTTTGATTATTGATGATCCGCATTCTGAGCAAGAGGCTAAGTTAGCCATGACCGATCCCACGATCTTTGATTCGGTCTATGAATGGTATACATCAGGCCCTAGACAGCGTCTCCAGCCAGGAGGCTCTATTGTCATTGTAATGACAAGGTGGTCTACCAAAGATCTGACCGGGAAGATCTTAAAGAGTTCGGTAGAAGATGAAAAGGTAAATGAATGGGAAGTTATTGAACTCCCGGCGCTTCTTCCTTCTGGTAACCCGTTATGGCCTGAATTTTGGCCTATAGAGGAATTGGAGGCTTTAAAAGCTGAACTACCTCTTCCAAAGTGGAATGCCCAGTATCAACAAAGACCCACCTCAGAAGAGGGGGCGATAATAAAAAGAGAGTGGTGGCGCCGCTGGGAGGCAGATAGACCTCCGTCTTGTGAGTTTGTTATTCAGTCATGGGATACGGCGTTTACAAAGAATAATCGGTCGGATTATTCAGCTTGTACAACCTGGGGCGTATTCCATCCAGACGAAGGCCCAGATACTCATATCATCCTTTTAGATGCGTTTAAAGAACGTATGGAATTCCCGGAGTTAAAGAGAAAAGCCTTTGAAATGTATAAGGACTGGGAACCAGATGCTTTTGTTGTGGAGGCCAAAGCAGCAGGCGCTCCTTTAATTTATGAGCTAAGACAAATGGGTATTGCGGTACAAGAGTTCTCACCATCTCGTGGTAATGATAAAGTAGTGCGTGTAAACGCAGTCTCTGACTTGTTTTCATCTGGGAAAGTATGGGCGCCAAGGAAAAGATGGGCAGATGAAGTAATAGAAGAGATAGCAGGGTTTCCTTATTCAGATAACGATGATTTGACTGATTCAACAACACAGGCGCTTATTCGTTTTAGAAAAGGCGGGTTTATACGTCTTCAGACAGATGAGCCAGAAGAACCCATTTATTTTAGAAGAAAGGTTGGGTATTACTGATGATGGATAAATCCTTATACCAAGCCCCAACAGGGATTATGGACGGTATCTCAATTGAGATTGAAGATCCTGAATCAGTAACAATTGAGTCAGAAGATTTTGCTTTAACGATTGAAAAAGACGAAGACACCGAAGATTTTGATTCAAATCTTGCGGAGTTTATGGATGACAGAGAACTTCAGTCCATAGCTTCAGATTTGACCAGCGATATTGACGAAGACGAATCTGCAAGAAAAGAATGGATCAGAGCTTATGTTGATGGTTTAAGTCTTTTGGGACTTAAGTATGAGGAAAGAACTGAACCCTGGCCCGGGGCTTGTGGTGTGTTTTATCCGATTCTTTCAGAAGCGGCGGTTAGGTTTCAGTCTGAATCCATCATGGAACAATTTCCTTCCGCAGGCCCTGTTAAAACACAGATAGTTGGAAAGGTAACCGCTGAAAAGACTTCTGCCGCTGACAGGGTTGCGGAAGATATGAACTGGCGCCTTACAGAACAGATGCCAGAGTACAGACCTGAACATGAAAAATTGTTATGGTCGTTGGCTTTAGCTGGTTCGGCTTTTAAGAAAATCTATTTTGATCCGGCGCTAGGAAGACAAGTCGCCGTCTTTGTTCCGGCTGAAGACATTATCGTGCCTTATGGCGTCTCTTCTTTGGAAAACGCTCCAAGGGTTACGCATGTGATGCGTAAGACAGAGAACGACGTTAAGAAATTACAGGCGTCAGGTCTTTATCGGGACGTAGACCTACCCGAACCTCAAAATGTTTTAGACGATATTGAGAAGAAAAAGGCCGAAGAAATGGGTATGACGGCCACGATGGACCACCGATACAAGATATTGGAAGTGCATTGTGACCTAGATCTGCCGGGATATGAGGATAAAGATAAAGACGGCGAACCAACAGGCATAGCTTTGCCTTATGTAATCACCATTGAAAAACAATCCAACACCATTTTGGCTATACGGCGCAACTATTACGAGGAAGATCCGCTCAAATTAAAGCGCCAACACTTCGTTCACTACATCTACGTCCCCGGTTTTGGCTTTTATGGCTTTGGTTTGATCCATTTGGTAGGTGCTTTTGCTAAATCGGGTACCTCTTTGATCAGACAATTGGTCGATGCGGGTACGTTAAGCAACCTTCCGGGTGGTTTAAAGACCCGAGGACTCCGTGTTAAGGGTGATGACACCCCGATTTCCCCGGGAGAGTTCCGGGATGTGGACGTCCCAAGCGGGGCAATCAAGGACAATATCCTTCCTTTGCCTTACAAAGAGCCAAGTCAGGTTCTTTACACCCTGTTACAGACGATTGTTCAGGAAGGAAGACGGTTTGCCGCTACGGCAGACATGCAAATCTCTGATTTATCGGCGAATACCCCGGTCGGAACGACCTTAGCGGTCCTAGAAAGGACGTTAAAGGTCATGTCTGCTGTTCAAGCGCGACTTCACTACTCCATGCGCCAAGAATTTAAGCTTTTGGCTGCGATTATTCGGGATTACGCGCCGGAAGAGTATAACTATGACGTGGATTCTCCCTATGGGAGGATGATTAAACAGGCTGATTACGACATGGTGGACGTTATCCCCGTGTCAGATCCTAACGCGACGACAATGGCGCAGCGGATTGTCCAGTATCAAGCTGTTTTACAACTAGCTTCTCAAGCGCCCCAGATCTATGACATGCCAAAACTCCACGCAAGGATGTTAGATGTCATAGGGATCAAGGATGTGGGAGATCTTATCCCTGCTGCCAAGGACGAAAAGCCTAAAGATCCTATTTCAGAGAACATGGCCGTGCTGAATATGAAGCCGGTCAAGGCTTTTGTTTATCAAGACCACGAAGCACATATCATGGTCCATATGTCTGCCATGCAAGACCCCATGCTAAGGGCTGCACTAGGACAAAACCCGCAGGCACAAGCTATGTTTGGCGCAATGATGGCTCATATCAATGAGCATTTAGGCTTTCAGTACCGTCGGCAAATTGAAGAAACCGTTGGAGTCCCCTTGCCTCCGCCTGGAGAACTGCTGCCAGAAAGCATGGAAGTGGAACTGTCCCGTTTGGTGGCTGCTGCATCGCAACAATTACTTCAGAAACACATGGCGCAATTTCAACAACAACAAGCCCAGCAACAACAACAAGACCCAATTGTCCAGCAGCAACAGATGGAGCTACAGATTAAGCAGGGCGAGTTGCAGCTTAAACAGCAGAAGACTCAAGCAGACCTTCAGCTTCGCGCTCAGGCTGAACAAAGCAAAGATGAAAGAGAACGTGAACGTATCGCCGCGCAGGAACGTATTGCATCGGCGCAAATCCAATCACGGCTTTTAGAAAAAGCCGCAGATGCTCAAAGAGGTGTGTGATGACCTTTTCTGATGCAATTTCTTTAGAAATTATCAAGCAAGTCAAGTACTTATCAGAGACGCTTTCTCAAGGAAGCATCAAGTCCTTTGATGAATACAAACACGTTTGTGGTCAGATTCAAGGTCTTTTGACTGCAAACGAAATCCTTAAAGACCTTGCAGAAAGGATTGACGATGACTGAAGAAAAAGCCACGCAACTGCCAGAACCTTCGGGTTACAGGATGTTGTGCTTTATTCCAGAGATTGAAGACAAGTTTGAAAACGGGCTACTCAAACCAGACAGCCTGCAAAAGATTGAAGAGTTCAGCACGGTTGTTTTGTTTGTAGCAAAAATGGGTCCGGATTGTTTTAAAGACAAAACCCGATTCCCTAATGGTCCATGGTGTAAAGAGGGCGACTTTATTTTAGTTCGCGCTTATTCAGGCACCCGATTCAAGATTCACAACAGGGAGTTTCGTTTGATTAACGATGACTCGGTAGAAGCTGTTGTGCAAGACCCACGCGGTATTACCCGTGTATAAGGAGTAGTTATGAGTGAAGAAAAGATTACCGTTGAGATTGAGGACGATACACCGCCTCAAGATCAAAACCGAACGCCAATTAAAAATCCGGATATCCCGGATGACGAGATTGAAAAGTATTCTAGCGATGTTCAGCAGCGTTTAAAGCATCTTAAACACGGTTATCACGATGAACGTCGGGCTAAGGAAGCTGCTGTAAGAGAAAAAGAAGAGGCTATTGCTTTTGCCCAGAAACTCGCCGAAGAAAATAAAAAGCTTCAGGAAAGAGTTTCAACCGGCGAATCCACTTTGATTAAAACACTCCAAACAGCGAGTGACGGAGAGATTGCTTCGGCAAAACGTGCGCTTAAAGAGGCTCTTGAATCAGGCGACTCAGACAAGATTGTTGAGGCCCAAGAGAAATTAAATGCGGTGCAATTGCGCCACGAAAGGCTTAAATCGTTTAAACCACCTGAAAAGGATTTGACTAAACAGGAAAAGCCTGTTTACACTGCGCCTGTAGCTCGGGATACCCGAGCCGAATCATGGAAAGAAACAAACCCATGGTTTGGTGATCCAGAGCATGAAGAAATGACAGCTTTAGCAGTAGCCGTTCACAACAAGCTCACCCGTGAGTATGGAAACGAATACGCTAAGACTGACGAGTATTACGAGAAAATCAATCGCCGAGTACGGCAGGTTTTCCCGGAATACTTCGGTGAGACTCAGGATGACACCGAAGAAACTCCTAAAAAGCGTCCTGCAACGGTGGTTGCACCCGTGCAACGAAGCTCGCCACCGAAACAAATAAAGCTTCGCAAATCACAAGCTGAGATTGCCAAAAGGCTTGGTGTCCCCCTTGAAGAATACTATCGGAAGATGGTTGAATTGGAGCAACGAAATGGTTAATAAATTACCCCGTGAGCATGAGACCCGTGAAGAAGCACAGCGGCCTATGACATGGCGTCCTCCTTCTTTGTTGCCCGATCCCGATCCTCGTCCGGGCTGGCGTCATCGCTGGGTAAGAGTAACGCTTCTGGGACAAGCCGATGACCGAAATGTCAGCGTCCGCTACCAAGATGGATTTGAAGCCTGTAAATGGGAAGATTATCCAGAGATGGAAGCGAAAATGCCAACGGTTAGAAACAAAACCGGCAACATTGAAACAGGTGGTGTGATGTTATGCAGGGCGCCGCAAGAGATGGTTAATCAGCGTAATGCTTATTATCAAAAGCAAGGGTCTGATTACATGAGTTCGGTGAACAGTAACTTCATGCGTGAAAGCGATCCGAGGATGCCTCTGTTTAATCAGAGTCGCTCGGAAACTAAAAACTTCCGTTAATTTTTAGGAGTTAAGCATGGCTTACCCGACGATTGATGGCCCTTATGGGCTGCGTCCGGTCAATTTGATCGGCGGTCAGGTATTTGCCGGAGCCACTCGCCAGCGTCGGATTTATTCGTCCAGCGCAAGCTCAATTGGCTTTGGTGATCCTGTGAAGTTTGACAGCAACGGTTGTATCGTTGTTTGTACAGAAACGACTGCTGCCCCGACTACTGGTTTTGCCGGTGTGTTCATGGGCTGTACGTTTGTTTCCTCTGTGACGGGTCAACCCACATTTTCGCAAGCGTGGATTGCTAATACTTCGGTGGCAAGCAACACCAACATCATTGCGTATGTTTGTGAAGATCCGGATCAGTTGTTCCAAGTCTGCGGTGTTAGCGGAACCACGGTTGTTTCTTCAACCTCTGGTTTCACTTATACCGACATTGGTTTGAACGTATCCATGGTGGCAAACACCTTGAATACGACAACCCGTGATTCGCGTTATGCAGTGGATATTGCTTCTGGTGCAGTAACTGCCACGCTGCCTTTGCGAGTCATTGACGTGGTGCCTGATACGGCATTTACCTATAGCAGCACGCTGTACTACCCAGAAATTATCGTTAAGTTCAATGCACCGTATGTTTCATCTAGCGGCGGCATTACTTCAACAGTAACGGGTGGTCATGCGTACAACAACCCAGTCGGACTGTAAGGGGAAAACTAAATGGCTATTTCACGCGCACAACTATTGAAAGAGCTGCTCCCCGGCCTGAATGCATTGTTCGGCATGGAGTACGCTCGTTATGGCGAAGAACACAAAGAGATCTACGAAACCGAGACCTCTGAGCGTTCGTTTGAAGAGGAAACCAAGCTGTCTGGCTTTAGTGCCGCCCCAGTTAAAAACGAAGGCGCCGCGATAGCTTATGACAACGCGCAGGAAGCTTGGACGGCTCGCTATCAGCATGAGACGATTGCTATGGGCTTTTCAATCACCGAAGAGGCGATTGAAGATAACTTGTATGACAGCCTCTCTGGTCGTTATACAAAGGCGCTGGCACGTTCCATGGCTTACACCAAACAGGTGAAAGCAGCAGCCGTGCTGAACAACGGATGGGCATCTACCGTAACTTACGGTGATGGACAGCCTCTGTTCTCTACTGCACATCCGCTGGTATCTGGTGGCACCAACAGCAACACGCCTTCCACCCAAGCTGACTTGAATGAGACTTCTCTTGAGAATGCCGTCATTCAAATCGCAGCATGGACGGATGAACGTGGTCTGTTGATCGCAGCCCGTCCTCGCAAGTTGATTGTCCCTTCTAACCTTCAGTTCGTGGCAACGCGTCTGTTGGAAACCGAACTCCGTGTCGGTACCAACAATAACGACATCAACGCACTGAAGAACAACGGGTCTATCCCCGAGGGTTATACGATCAACCACTGGTTGACGGACACCAACGGCTGGTTCCTCACGACGGACGTTCCAAATGGTCTGAAGCACTTTGTTCGTGTGCCGATGGCTACTGGAATGGATGGAGACTTTGACACGGGAAACGTACGCTACAAAGCCCGTGAAAGGTACTCGTTTGGAGTGAGCGACCCCCTTGGTATCTTTGGCTCCCAAGGCGCTTAAGCCTTATATATCAAGCACTTAGCTTGAGAAGCCCGCCCTAAAAAGCGGGCTTTTTCTTTGCGTGTTGACATTGTTGGTTCCTTGCGGTACATTACCTGTTACTAAGGCACAGGAGATGAAATGGATACCACAAACCTACCCAAAACCCGCAAAGAAGCGCAAGACAAAGGCGTCAAGTATTACTTCACAGGAGAACCCTGCAAACACGGCCACATAGCCCCGCGCAAAACAAAGGGTGCATGTGTGGAGTGTTTAAAGCTTGAGTGGCAGCAATCTGCTGAAAAACGCGCTGATTATTTCCGCGAGTACAACAAACGCGAAGATGTTAAAGACCGCAAGAATGAGTGGTATGAAGCAAATAAAGATCAGGTAATTCAAGCTGCTGCAACCAGACCTTTAGAGGTAAAGCGTGTTTATCAAAAAGCTTGGAAAGAAAGAAATACGGTTTGGGTTAGGGCTGATACAAAAGCAAGAAGAAGAAAGCACAGGCAAGCAACGCCAAAATGGTTAACGCGCGAACAAAAGGGCGCTATCCGAGAGCTTTATAAAATAGCTATAACCATGACCAAAACGACCGGCGAACAATATGTGGTTGATCATATAGTTCCTTTACGATCAGAGGTAGTTTGTGGCTTACATGTTCCATGGAATCTTCGTGTTATACCAAGAGATGAGAACTTATTAAAATCCAATAAGCTCATTGACACCTAGCGTTTAAACTGATACAAAGAGGCACTAGGATTTTTACCTGTACCGACTGACCTAGCAGACTTAGTAGAGACGGTATGGGGATGCGCTACTACGCGGAGTTATTATGGCAATTACTACCTTTGACGGTCCTATCCGTTCACTGGGCGGCATTTATCAGC